AAATATTTTGTTTTGCTTCTTCTACAGGTTTTTCTTCTACTTGTAGTTCTTCTTTAGCTGTTTGCAATTCTTCAATTTCTGTTTTAGTTTCTTGAATTTCTTCTTTTATTTCAACACGCTGTTCTTCAATAACTTCAGTTTTGCCTTGAAGTTGATCAATTTGTTGATTGTTATCATCAATTTTTTTATCTAATTTTGTAACTTTCTTTTTATTAAGTTTATCGCTTACAAAAATAGCAGCAATGATTGCTAAAATTACTCCGGCAATTATTGCCCAATATTTTTTAATTGTTTTCATCTGATTCTCCATTTAATCGTTTTATAAAATTTTCTTTGAATTTATCCCATTCTTTTTGTATTGTATTTTCAAATTCCTCGGGCGTCATTTTTGCTGACCAAGTTTCTGTAACGCCTTCACTATTACTTACAAATTTCATTGATTCGGTATATGCTTGTTTTAAGAGTTCAACATCTCGTTCTGCATCACGTAACCATGCTAATGCATTTTCATGAATTTTATTGCGTTCGTATTCTTCATATGTTCCGGTATTTTTTAATTCATGTTCCATTTCAATTACACAATCAAAACACATACCATGAATCTTTCTCATTTGTTGATCTAAATGATGCGTACCAACACATGTGCATACGTCTTTTCTACAATTAGGAAATGCACGCAATTCATCTCTTATAGATTGAAAAATATCTGAATTTTTTGTTTTACGAATTCGAAAACCTTCACGCTGTTCTACAACATATACGTTTCCACTTGCATCAGTTTCTTCCCAAACATCACCAACTTCTCGATGTTCTGATTTGTTTTTTGCATCAGAAAACCCTACAGTTTTTTTGGTTTGAAACTTATGAGTGCCGTCCAACATTTGTTGAACAGCTTTAATGTTTTGTAACTTTTTTGACATGTAACTTTATTTTTTATTTGTATGTTCTTGACCAAACTTTGCTAATTTTTTTGTAGTTGCAATTTTTATCATTTTATAAGTATTTATAATATCAGCTGGGTCTAAATCTTTTGTAGCTAAATTAACAACTTTTAATATATCTTTAACTTTAGCTATATTTCCGTCTTGTTTATTTAAATGTTTAATAAATCGATCGACATCTAATGCTTGTTTTGTTTCTGGAGAAATTTCTTTTTCTGCTTCTTTTTCTGCATCTGGCTTAGCGGCAGCATCAGGTGCTGGAGCTTCTGGCGCTGGCGGTGCCGGTGTCGGAGCAGGTGGAGGTGTAGCAGGAGCTCCTGTTGGAGCAGGTGCTGGTGCGTCTGCAGGTGGAGCATTCGGTGCTGGTGCTTCTGGCGCCGGTGCTTCAGGTGCTGGTGCTTCTGGTGCATCAGCTGGAGCGGGTTCACCTTGCTCTTTTATTATTTTTACAATTTTTCTGCGAACGTATTCTCTAACTAATCGTTCGTGTTGTTCGCGAGTCAAATTTTCAATTTTATCTTGTAATACATCTGCTGTTTCTTTTTCTTCAGTATCTTGTCGTTTTTTTAATCGTTTAGCAGCAGTCTTTGGATCATAATCGCCATCTTCAATATCTTTATATAAACGATCATCATCATTATATGTTGGATACATTTTACCGTCATCTTGCATTTGTTTGTCTCGCTTACGCAAAACATTATGTTGCATATCTCCAGTAGTTTTAGGATTCATTCCGCCCTTTTTATCATCTGCGGTATAATCTTTAAGATCTTTTCTTAGTTTTGGTTTTTGAGACTTCTCAAAATCTTTCGGTGTTTTATACTTGCTTTTATGTCGTTCAGCCATAATTCTTTCCAATTTTAATATAAATATATCATCGTGCGTATTTCAATACTCCTAGTATCTGATTAACGGGTGCAAATGCTCCGGTAAGCTTGTATGTATTTCCGCCATATGTAAATACAACTCCCTCCGAAGGTACAATTGCATCAAATCCGCCTAATCGTTCAATGCGTTTAAGTTCTAATTCTAATTTTGCAACGGTTGATGGATTTGGATTAGTTTGCAATTCTCTAATAAGTTCGGCCATCTCTTGTTTAATTGTTTGTACCGTTTTTGATGGATTTGCTGCTAAGAAATTTTCTGCATTTTTTAATGCTACTGCTCCTAACCGTAAAAATAACGTTTCAAACGGTTCCATATTTTGTTTGTAATATCGTTTGAATTCATTTTTGTCAAATTCTTGAACCCAATTTAAGAATTCTGGATTTGTAATTTGTTTTTTAAGTGTGGTTATACTTTCCGACTTATCAAAGAACGCCCAACGTTTTATTAATGCGTTTAACACATTTTCTGGAATTTCATATCCCATTTTATCAGCTTGTGTTTTAATAACATCTTGCCACCACGCTTTATGATACTCAGCTATTTGATCTGTTTCTTTTAAACCAAACTTAGATCTTAATTGATCAATTTCATTAAAGAATGCAGCTTGTTGATCTTCAAAATTAGATATTTTACCAATTTTAATTTTTTGAGGCGGAATAAATGAAAATGTTTTTTGCATATGTGCATTTGCATCTTGAATAATTTGTTGAACCATTGCACCACCGGTTAAATCTGTTTCGACTATGTTGCCTTGTTCATCATATTCAACTAAATTATGAAATTGCAAATGTGCTTTATCATATGCTATAACATTTTTAGTTGCAGGATAAATAATTTCCATGTTTGCAAATACTCGACCATTTTTAAATATTTGTGCTAATCTATCCGCAGGTATACGTTGCAATGATTCTGTTAAATCTTCAGCGCATGCGCTATATGCATCCACTACTGTTTGATATGCAGCTCCTGCTTGTTCTCCATTTTTTGCAATTGATTCACGTTGTTTGCGTTGGAAATCAGCAATTAATTCTGCAGGAGTCATTGGATTGATAATAGTTCCTTTGTTGCGTGCAAATCCCGGTTGACCATTTTTCCAAGTAACTTGAATGTTTTGACCATCGGTTTTTTCTGTAACTGCAGCTTCGATATCTAAACGCCCTTCTAATGCACGAGATACTATTTCTTTCATATCATTAAAAGTTAATCCATAATCGTCCCATGGGTGTGCCATATGTCCAGCTGCGCCGCCTTCCATTAATTTTGCACCATATACGGTTTTTGGAAATTTATCAAAATCATATACAAATGATCTATCATCTTGTTTATCTAAAAATTTGTTTAATTTATTGATCTTATTTTTATGTCGACGTGTTTCTGCATTGTTCATTGTAGCCGCAAACATTTCATCAACTTCTTCTTGTAATTGTTTTGCCCACCATTCTTTTGAAAATAATGCTTCTTGTAATCCTGTTGCAATTTGCCATGCATTTTTAACTACTGCATCTTTGAATTGAGGATATGATGCTCGAAATGTTTCATAATCTCTATCTGCAATTGCTTGCCTTACTGTAGTGGCTGATATTGGCATTCCGTTTGCGTATGTTTCTGGATCTACGTCGATACTTAATTCCGTTGCATCAATTCCAATTGGAATTTTACGTCCTTTTTTGTCACCAATCGTTGCATATTTATCTACATTGGGTACAAAAGCTTTTGCTCTAACATAATCATCTCCTTTGGTAGATGCTGCCATTGCATAACGTCCTTTTGCATCAGATGGCAAATCGAACAAATATTCATACGCTGCTACAATTGGTGAATTATGTTGCGTAGGCCGAATAACGATATCAGGATTATCATTAAGTAAATTAAACATTTCAATGCTTTGTTCTCTAGTAATACCATCTCTAGAATTTGGTCCAATTAATAATATTACGCGACCTACTTGCGGAGATTCTGCATAACGTTGTGCTAATGCTAAATGAGCTCCAGTTAATGGTTTAAATCCTCCAGGAAATAAAACTGTTATTTTATTCATTATGTTCCGTTTTATATAAATATTAGAATTTTGGAATCAATGGCGGTATTGTAGCACCGCCCACGACTCTACTAGTACGCCAAACAAAATTTTTCATTTTTAATGTTCCCGTTGCTGCAGTTGCATTAGTATATGCAACTAAATATATTTGAGCGTACATACCTTGTCGAGTTGCAAACGTTGTACCAGTTGTTACTTCAAGTGTTTCTGCTCCAGATTCTATAGTTCCAGCGCTGACACTGTTTCCAATTGTAATTGGATTTCCTATAGATGCACCATCTTGAAACGCACCATAATAACTAGATCCAACTATTGGACCTAAACTAGCTGTTGCGATATATGCACGAACGTCACAAGTAACTGATGCTGCCGATGTATTATTAATTTCATAAGTAAATGAAACTTGACACTTAGTTTCTCCCGGTAATATAAATGTTTGAAATGCCGATGCAGTTTGTGCATTAGTTGCACCATTATCAATTAATGATAAATCTAATGAAGTTTCCGATTGATCAAAATATACAACTCGGCCGATATTAGCGCCATCTACGAATTCATTGTTAGAATCAAATAAAACTTCGCCATTTTGTACTGCAATAAATGATGATGCTGTTACATTTCCTTGTGCTGTTAAGTGGAAACCACTTGCAGAAATTTCAACATTTCCATTAGCACCACTAATAAAAGTTGATGTAGGGTTTCCAAAAAAGAAGCTATCTGTTCGAACATCTATTTCCGAATTGGCAGTTGCATATCTAAAATAACTTGCGGTATTTGCATAAAGTTCCAATCCAACGCCACTATATGCTGCGCTGCCTTTTGTTCCTGCACTATTTGGCAGAGCCGAACCAGACCACAGTAAAAATCCAGGAAATCCTGCTGCAAATCCTTCATATCCTAATGATCTAATAAAACCAGAATTGGGATATCCACTAATTGCAACGCCACTATTTAATGAATCGGCAACATATAAAGACCCGGTAAGCATTGAATAATCGCCATCGATATATCGATTACCGCCTTGCCAATTTTTATCATAAACATATGATATTTGTTTGCTTTTTACTCCAGCTACATTATAATATTCTGTTTTAAATGAAATTTGATTGTCAATTTTATGTGTAGTTTGAATCGGTGTTTTAATTCTTGTATAATTAGGGGAATATCCGGCATCATTATCTGTAGTAACGTGTATATCTGAAACTTGCCATTCTCCTGATTCTACTACTAATAATACTACACCAGTACCATCAAAGTCTGCTTCAAAACTAAATATTCGATCATCAAATCTTTGATTTCCATATGATGTTAATTCGCCAATTCGTTTACCAAATTTTACAGGAAATGATTGATTAAAATAATCGGTAGGATCTTGATAAAAACTGCTACCAGATAAATATATTGATAATTTTGCAGTAGTTGCAGAATTTGTTGTACCTAATGCATCTAAAGAAATTTTATATGAAGAATCTTTTAAAAAAATTCCTTGATATGATGAACTTATTTGTGCAACTTGTACAGAGTTAGGAGCTGTAATATTAATTGAACTAGAAATTAACATTGCATTTGATAATGACGATGTAATCCATTGCAATGTAGTTGGAGTTATTTCAGACCCATTTTGATATGTATGAGGTTGCCAATACGTATCAATAACGCTTTGAGATGTAAATATTCCAATTGATTGATCTGGAAATAATGATGATGTACTAGAAATAAAAATTTCTGTATCTTCTAATTCAAAATCATTAACCAATTCCCATGTACCAACTGTACCTTTATTGTTTGTAAAAACCTTAATGCGCGCAATATCTCCAGTTGCTGGCTGTAAATTTTCGATTTGTATAAGTGCAAATGATTGTGAATTTTCTGTTGGAACGTAAGTTGGCGTTGCTTCATATTCTATAGAAAATGTAGATGCATCAAATGAATCATATGTGTGAATATATACGCTTTGGCTGCTAAATGCTGTATACTCTGTTTCTAATAATGCCAATGATGGCGATAGTACCTTTGATATCTTAGAAACATACGCCGTTGTAGATATAGGATATGTAGCCGTAGGACGAGGATTAATTGGATTTGACACTGTAATAGTACCGCCAGTCATATCTGCATCGAATTGTCCGCCGGTTATAGAAATTGCTGGTTGTTCATTATATGAAAAATATGTAATCGTGCCAGTACTATAAGTTGGAAATTGTGTGTTATTTGGATATACTCGATCTAATTGTACTCCAATTTGTTCTGAAACTAATACGGTTGGTAATGATTCAAAAATAATTTCAGATTCATTTGCTGTTACTGGATTAACCGGACATGATCGAGTCCACCGTACGTTAGTTCTATTTTGCCAATCTGCAGTAACTTGTTGTCCTTCAATATTTACTGCTTCACCCGTAATAATTACAGTACAATCACCCGGAGATGTTGTATCATAAACATATATTGCTATTACGCGAGATTTGTCTTGATCTAGATAATCTACTACTTCATGATAAATTGGATCGCCATTATAATCTAATATTTCAATTCCTAGTAAACTTCCAACTTTTAAATTTGTTGGATTTCCTTGAAACTTAAATAAATTTTTTCCTGCAGTTAAGCGTACTGGAAATTCTGTTATTTGAAAATAGTCAGGCGAAGTTGGTGATGTGTCTTCAAATAAAACAGGAATTAAATCTAATCCAGAATATATTGCTTCTTTGCGTTTCATCGTGTGAAATATCTTTTATATAAATATTACACATGATTAATCTTGCTAAATCCGTTTGTTTTATTTACTTCAATTAAGTTATCAACCATATCACGCATAGAATCAACATGCGAAATAATAATTGAGAAATCAAACTTAGTTCGAAAATAATCAAACAAATTTACAACTGATGAAATATGTTCTGCATCTAATGAACCCCAACCTTCATCGATTGCAATAAAATTAGGACGAGGCAATGCCGAAACATTGATAAGTGCTATTCGAATTGCTAATGATGAAATGAAACGTTCCATTCCGGAAGTTAATTCTAATGGCCAATAATTATCTTCATCATAAATGATATATCCGTTAATATTTTTGCCATCAGTGTTCAATACCATGTTAAAATCAACAATCTGATTAAGTACATTGTTTATTTCAGATTCAATTTTAGGAACAGCTTTTGAAATTAATTCATATGGAATGCCATCTCGCTTAACTGATTCTAAATAATATCCATATGCTTTGTATTCAGTTTCTAATTGACGATAACGTTCCAATTGTTCTATTGCAGCACCTTTATTTGTTTTTGCAACTTCAATTGCACCAAAGAGTGATTTGATTTGTTCTTGTATGTTTTTTATTTGATCTGTACATGTTGCAATTTGTTGTTTACATTCATTGATTTGTGTATCAACATATTGATTGTGTGTAATTGCTGTTTCATTTTTACGAAATGATTCTTGTCGTTCTACGGTAGTTTCCAATTCAGATTCTCGAGTTTGTAAATCGCTTTCTAATATCTGTAACTGCAATTCATTTCGTTCTAACGTAATTTTTTTAGTTGCAATAGTATTTTTAAGTTTATTATACCGAGTCTCTAATTCAAATACTGGCTTCAATGATTCTAATTCTGTATTAAAATCTTCAATGCGTTGTTGTAAATCATTTAATATTGTTCTATCCGCTTCAATTGTATTTTGTGCTTCGATTGCATTTTGAACGAAAACGTTAGATGTACAGTATTTGCAGTTTGGATCATATTCGTGAGATTCA